AATTCAACCTCATCTTCCATGTCTTGTTCTGATAGAGATTCTTTTACTAACTGATTGATTTCTTCCTTCATAGTAGAAGCAAGTATTCCTTTTGCGTTTTGGGCGATTGCTTCTTCAACATTTCTCATTTGAATCAACGCCTCCTGTACTAAGTTTTTATTTTCTTGCATAGAAAAAAATTGTTTAATTTATCATATAAATAGTACCAAAATGAAAAAAAGTTATTTCACAATACCCCCAAAATAAAAAAAGTGGTCTATTGACCACTTCATTTGTTTCAGTTTAATAATGTCGATTACTCAATCACCTCATCGATTTTACTTTCAGACACCGCAGTAATTCTCCAATCATGAGTAAAACCCTCATACTTTTTGGTTACTTTTGCCTCAACGTCTGTAACAGAATAACCTTTTACAAGTTTCTCTTCTCTGACTTTTTTAATCTTACCTGTGTTTTCATCAGGAAAATCGTACTGAATTTTTGCTACAAAATATTTTTCTTCCATAATTTTATTTTCTTAAAAAATCGTCTAATTTTTTCATTAAGTCAACCGACTTTTCAGCATACTCATTATTTTGTTTAGATTTTCTTTCCTCCTCTAAATTTTCTTCATACTTACTTCGTTCATCGGGATTTGAAAACAAATAAGCTCCAGGAGTTGAAGGTGATGATACTAAGTCAAAACATATTAATTCAAAGTCATCTTGTACTTCATTTCTTTCACCAACTTTTTTTAATGACCCAACACCTCTTGAAGAAATACCTAAAGTTACTCCTTGTCTCATTAGGTTAGCCGCTTGGTCTCCCTTTGTTGAAACTATTCCTCTTTCGTGAAACCCTGGAGATGTTAATAATTTGAGTTTTCCCATGAGTATATTTTTATCCCACCATATGTCTGTAATTATGTGAGATACTCTGTCCAAGTCTATTAATGATGATTCAGGGTGATTTAATTCTGATGTTGACAAACCCTTAGAAATAGATTGTTTATATCTATCGGCCTCTCTTTTCAAAATACTTTCAGGATATGTTCTACCATTTCTATTTGGAGTATCATATTTTTGAAGAACCGCATAAAATTCAAATGGATTTCTATAATCTAAATTTGACGCTTCTTTTAGAATATCAATATTCTGAACATCTTTTGGAGAAACCCAACCCGCGTCCATTTCAATCAATATACCGTGGCCAAGCTCACTTGCTTCTAAAATTCTTAAATTTTTCATCTAATCTTTTAAGATAAATATACGGATTCAGATTGTTTGTTAAATTTCGTCTTTTTTAGAAATTGAAAATTCAAAGTATTTATTCTGAACCACGTTATTTTTATAGATTGATTTGACAATATTTTTTATGGATTCTTTAATTTCATCACACTTAAAATCCATTTCTCGTAGGGTATATAGGTTGATTTCCAAATTAAAAAATGATTTTTTCCCTTTCGATATTCCACTTGTCCGAAGGTCCAAATCGACAATATTTTTTTCTTGAAAAATTTTTGAATCGATTGATTCGAAAACTGAATTTTTTATTTCTCTTCCTAAACCTGAAACAACTCGATTCCAATTATCCAATTCTTCTTTTGGTGTAACCCACGATTGAATATTTATATAAACCGATTTTAAGTTTTTGGAATCTACTGTCCCATATTGGGACTTGATGGGGTTGAACAGGTTAAGTTTAACACTTTTTCCTTTTTTCATTAATAATGATATTATGTACGTTTATTAATGAAATAATATACATAATATACATAAATGTCAAAATTTTTTTATATTTGGAGATATTTTAATATATGATAATAATAAAAATTAATCAGGGTAATAACATTGAGAGGGCTCTCAAAACCTTAAAGTCAAAAGTAATCAAAACAAAACAAAATCAAATTTTGTTTGAAAAAAGGCAGTATACAAAAAAATCTGTACTTAGAAGGGCACAGATTCTGAAGGCGAAACATATTCAAAGTCTTAAAGACCAATCAAATTGATTCTTCTAAATTTTTTAATTTTAAGAAATTTAATTGGTCAAATTTTTCAGACTTAACTTTGTCGATTGTTTCTGAAATTTTTGTTTTAATATCCTGTGAATCTTCACTATTTTGGAGCGCAGTCAATTTAGATATTGCGCTTTCCTTAATTGTTTCGAATTTTGTTTCCAAAGTTTTGACATCTTCAGAAACAATTTGAAAAAATTCTTTTTTAGAATTTTCATCTAAACTAAGTATGTAGTTATTAACTGTTTGGTTTGCTATGGAAACCATAGAACTAATCGGAATATTAATATTTTCTTTAATTGTTTCTTTGGTTGATGAAATTACCTTTAGAATACTTTTCTTTGCATTTAATCTTTCAAGTAAATTAACACCTTGGCTATAAACTAACGTATCAATTTCAGTATAATTGTTTTCAGTTTTTTCGGAAAGACTAATCGGAAGTTTAATACTTGGTAAAATCTTATTTAACAGAGAAATCCCCTCCTCTATAAAATCCTTCGCATCCTGTTCACTTAATCCTTGAGGTGAACTCAGTTGGTCATATATAGCGTATGCTTTAGACATACCTTTATTGTTCAAAACGTTGTGTTTGAATTCTCGTAAACTCTTCTTGAATTCAGTTTCATTTTTGTATGATTCCAAGAGATTTTTTTCAATTAGGGATTTTACTGTTCCGAAGGTCATTGTGTTTTTTACAATAAATATTATGAATTTAATAACTTATCTAAGTGTTTTGAAATTTCTCCCAAAGAATCTTGTGCTTGACTCAAATTTATTATTTGTGACCCTTCAATTAAATTATTTTCCACTAAAATGTTCATGTCTTTTTTCCTTGATTCAGGAGTAACTTCTGCTGCGGGAGGAGTTTCTTCTCCACCTCCCGCCGGTGGTATTTCTGTCTCTCCGCCAGGAATCTCACTACCTCCACCGAATGATGGTGGAGGTCCTAATTCTTCTCCTCCATCCATTGTAGTAGCAGCCCCTGCGGTTGGTGTTGCCCCTGTGGCACTTCCGTAAAGTTTATCTATATTATCAAACAGTCCTGTTTTTGTAATAACTGTTGGAGTTGCCTTTAACTCTTCACCTACCGCTCTCTCAATTCTTTGTTGTTGTAAGTCTAAACGAACTTCATCATCTGACCATCCAAATATGTGTTTCTTCGCCCATGTGGATGAAGTAGCCTGAATTCCATTTCCTGGGTCGGAAACCAAATCTTTATACAATAATACTTTTTCTTTCCAAACATCAATTTTCAATAAATCTGCTTGTGTAGAAGGATTTGTTAATCCAATTGTAAAATTCCCTAATTCGTCTTCAAAACCTAATAAAAACAAATGTACAATTGCAATCTTATTAAGTTCTGCAACCATACTCTTTTGAATTCTGTTAATTGTACGAGCAAATCTAATATCTTGTAATGCTAGATTTTTACCATCACCAACAACTTCTTCGAAACCTAAGAATGCTTTTGGAACTCGGAGAGCGGTTAACAATTTCTTTTGAATATATTCAATATCGGCAATTTCAGATAAGTTAGTTGCCCCCGGTAATGTGGTAATTGGGTCGGGAGCAGCCGGATCACGAACAGGAATAAAATAATCTTGGTCAACCGCCATTTGATTGAATCTCATGTCGACGTTACCTGTTTTACTATCAACAATTTGTTCTCTTTTGAACTTGTTGGCGACACGTTGCACATACGCCTCAACATCGTCATCATTCATGTTTCCAACGAATACTTTGAACATTCTTCTCTCAGGAGCTCTTGATGTACGATAAATCAACATCGCGTCTTCTGATAGTAATAGTTGTTTCCAAATTCTTCTTGCCTTTTCCAACATAGAAGTACCATAAGGAAGTTTTCTGTCATCTCCCAATAATCTGAAGTGAGCAATTTCCCAAGATTGGAATTCCATATTTTTATTTTTCCAAGTGAAGTGTAATCCTTTTTGGTCCTTATCTACCTCATTTTTTACATCAACAGAAATCTTACCACTCGCACCAACCTCATGTCTTTCAATTTCTATTGTCGGTAATTGTTGACATCCTACAATTCCCTTTTCAGGGTCTAACTTCAAATAGACAAAGTTGTCACCATACTTACACGTGTTACGTGTCCACATTGGTAAGTTTGTGTTAATATCTAAAGCATTGTTAAATAAATCTGCAAGTACTCCCTTTATTCTTTTAGACTCTGAATAAATTTGTAATATGAACCCGTCTTCATTTGTTGTAGTTGACTCTTCAGCGTAAATGTCTAATGCTGCAGAAATCTCAGGAGTATATTCCATCGATTCATAGTCGTATTGTGCGGATAGTCTTGTTGGTTCATAATAAATTGCTTGAGAATAAAGATTGTTCTCAACCTTAGCCCATTGATTAGTAAGATAATATGTTTGTTGTGCTTGAAGTTTTTCTTTCTCATACTCCTCTCTACTCTTTGTGCGCAGGAGTTCCTTTTTATCAAACTTGAATGTTGGATAATCTTGTTTTAATAATGAGTTAGGTCCAAATGTTTGTGACAGTCTTTGCCAAACCGTCATATTTTGTTCTGCCATAATCTAAATTTACTCTTTACCTCAGTAATATAAATAGTTATTTAGCTCCAAATAACCATCCATATTTTTGATAGTCTGCTTTAGATGCCCCATTATTATTTAAGTTTGGGTCTCGACCCATTTGAGGTACTAATGGGTTAAAAAAATCTGAAGTATTTTTATTTTCATTCATCACAGTAGACCACGAATTCAACATTGCTTTTGTGTGATTAACAACTTTAGTTAATGATTGAAATGACTTTTCAGCGACATAAATTGCCATTGATAGTCCCATGATACAGTCATCATGTTGTCCTTTCTGGTGATCGGGTCTTCCATGAATATATACAAAGGTATTCATCTCATTATACGTTCTATGTGAATATATCTTAAATCCGTGTCTAACCCCCTCTTCAAATGCCGCTATAATTTGAACTCTTTTTGTATTGAAGTTAATACCAGGAATTTTTTCATTGATTTTCGGGTCCCACTTCCATTTGTTAGAAGTATCAACTCCATCAACATATAATCCAGATTGATATTGTAATTCTTGCATTTTTCTGGCGGTTGAAACCCCCATACCACCGGTGATATCAATTACACAAAACGCATTGTACATGGTTCCCCACTTATAAGCAATTTCGGCTAAAACATCGGGAGGGATTTTACCAACATATTCTAATACTTGTTCCCGTTCATCAAAGTCAATGATTTGGATTGATGAAAAATCCTCAGAGTCACCACGAGAAACGTCAACTCCCATAACATACTTATGGTCATTTACGGGTTCCTTAAAAATCCACAAAGCATTACCCATAAGTTTGGCTTGTGGAGCCCTTAGTTGGTTTTTGGAAATGTTCTGCATTAGATCTGAATCGAATACGTTATCACCCGA